AGAGACGCCTCAGCGGCCCTCAGAGCGTCCGCAGACGGCGGCTGCGAGGCGGAGATTCCGACGTAGTGATCCGGGAGCCCGGAGAGAGCCTGCATCTGCTGCACCACGACCTTGATAGCCGCGTCATAGGCGGAGAGGTCCGCCGCCGGCAGGGAACCGAACTTCGACGCCGGGTCCTCGGAAATCATCATCCGATTGTTCTCGGGGAACGGGTTGGCGACGTCCCCGTCCTCGTCCTCGACCAGCTCCACGCCCGTCGCCCAACGACGCGGACGCGCGTAGTACTCCGAGCCCACCATGAGATCGGCCAGGAGCTTGTTCAGGGAGTCCTGGAGCGGCAGGAGATCCCGCATCTCTGACATGCCCGCGGCGTTCAGCCGGTCGGTGTTGACCAGCTCCACGACGGGGACGACCCCGAGCGGGTTCTCCAGGGTCTCCATGACCGCATAGCCGGACGCGGCATCGATCCCGTCTGCCCGGTAGCGGACGATCGTGTCCGGCCCGTACAGGACCGCGTGGGTGTGCGTGGCATCCGTCCACCGCTTCACCGCGGCGACGATCTCCCGGGTCGCGGGGTCACGGATCACAGCCACCTGGCGGGCGTCCTCCACGGTGATCGTCGGCCGGCCCTGCTCGTCGGCCCACACGATCACGAACGCGGAGCCGAGGGTGAGTGCTTCTCGGTGGGCGCCGGGGGAGTGATGGTACAGATCGTTGCGGATGCAGTCGGCGCACATGTCGGCGCC